AAGCACAGTATCTCTAAATTAATTGGTAGTCCTCCAGGCTATGTTGGCTTTGAAGAAAATGCAGGTCAATTAATTACAAGTATTCAAGAAGCACCTAATGCTGTATTGTTGTTAGACGAAGTTGAAAAGGCACATCCAGATGTTATGACTGTATTGCTACAGTTGATGGATAATGGATTTATTACAGGAAGCAATGGTAAGAAGGCAGATTGCCGTAACATTATTCTTATTCTTACTACTAATGCTGGAGCACAATCCGCAGAAAAGAATGCAATTGGCTTTGGCGCACAAGAAAAAGATTACAGCGATGCAGATTTGAAGAAATTCTTAACTCCAGAATTCCGTAATCGCTTAGACGGTGTTGTTACGTTCAACAAACTTGGTAAAGAAACAATGGTTAAAATCGTTGGTAAATTTATCGATCAGTTACGTGACCAAGTTAAAGAAAAAGCTGTTCGTATTAAAATTGATAAAGAAGCTATTAACTGGCTTATCGAAAAAGGTTTCGACAGCAAGATGGGTGCTCGTCCGCTACAACGTGTTATTGACAAGGAAATCAAACTTGACCTTGCTAAACTTATGTTGTTTGGTGAGTTGAAGAATGGTGGCTGGTTATCTATTACTGTAGAAGATGGCAAATTAGCTCTAGGTGTAAAACCTAAAGCATTAAGATTGCCGTTTATAGCAGAGCCAGCTGTAATTTCAGATGAAGTATAAAGAGACTCGCAGTTTATTTTTAAAAAAATACCAGTACAAAGTTGTGCTGGTATGTACTGCTAGCAGTTTGTTGCGTGGCGGAGATATTGACGGTGCTTTGAAAGAATTAGCAACTTATGAAGATGCTGACAGCATCCGAAATATCCGCATACGCAATACTTACGATGTAACTTACGGAAAGTCTTTATGTCTAACTTTGAAGAAAATGTATGATTACGAAGTTAGAGTTGAAAGCCCTACTTTAAGTATATACACTAATACTCTTGCAGATGTTAACAAGTTAATTAAGTTATACGAGCCCCATATCAAGTATGTTAGTAAACCCCCTGCTAGTAATCTACTAACGGGTGATACTATTCTAATGCCAAAGATGGATTACGATTATAAAGTGACTATGGCGGCGACTAAGGCAGAAAACCCTGCTTTTGTACAATGGGCTGAACAAAATTCAAAAATCAAGATGACTAAGAGTTGTAAGCGTGATTTATTAAAGTCGCGCAGTTGGGGCGGTACACATTTTTATGTTACAGGCGATAACAATCTGCTTATGGCAAAGATGCATTTAGGCGGTTGTATAAGCAAAATTCAGCGTATTATCAAACAATAAACAAAGATCTGTATAGCCTTAATTACGATAAATACTCTAACTGCCGCGAATTAGGGCATTTTATTAAAAGACGGGCTAGACTATGCGAATTAAAGAACTTTGCGAAAGCGTTGATATAGATTTAGATAAAGAAAAAGATCCACACGGACTAGGATTTGACCTAGCCGACGATTTATTGTTTTTTATGCACCACGATGATGATGCATACAGACGCCATACATATCCAGCTATTTTAAAAGCTAAGGATCATGTAGGTGCTGGAAAACAAACAGACCACAAACTATTCAGCAATGCCGTAAAAGAAAGCTACAAAAAATATGTGGATAAGTTTAAAATCCGCGAATTGCCCGATGAATTAGACGAAGAAACTATCAACAAGATTTGCGAACACATGCACGAGCATGAGTTAAAGAAAATCGAAGACGGCCATTACGAGGATTAATAGTGTTACTACGCGAATTATTCCTCCGTGAAACTGCACCCGAACAGTTGGGTCGTGCATTTAATCACCCAGAACACTTTGTTATATTTCACGGTGTGTCAGGTATACTTGAGGCTCTACAACATTTTGAAGAAATGGCTGGAGAACCTAACGGGCAAGGCAGTGTACGAATTAAATGGGACGGTAATCCACAGATATACTGGGGACGAGAAGTTAAAGGCGGGCCATTAGTATTAGCAGGACACAATGGTTGGGGTAAAGGCGGTCGTAACACTGGGACAGATATGAATGACTTTACTAGTCCTAAAGCCATTCATAATTTTATTGTTAACAAAAGCGGTAATCCTAAGACTCCAGAAGAAGTAGCAGAACGTAAACGTTTTGCCACAGAGTTTGCTAATCTATATCCTATATTTGATGCGGCTACTCCAAAAGACTTTGTTGGATTTGTCTATGCAGATGCCTTATTCTTGCCAAGTACTAAACCGAAATTAGACAGTGCTCGTGTTTACAATATGCATCCTAATCCAAAAAGCGATACAGAGTATCATATTAGTCATGACAGTGCATTAGGTAAACGCATGGCACAAGCACAAGTTATGGTTGTCGGTCATGGCATGTTTAAATATTTTGGTGCTCCAGATGCTGAACAGATTCCTAAAGAAAACTTCGAAGAATTTAACGGAACACCTGCACTGATTGTGCAAGGTCCTGTATACAATACAGAAACTCCTAAAGCCGACATGGCTCCAATACAAGAACTAAAAGCCGCAAAAGGTTATTTAGAAAAATATTCAAAAGTTATAGATTCGTTTGTTGCAAATATTCCACGAACAGATAAGACTGGAATATTTTATCCATTTTTAAATCAACAAAATGCCGCAGGGCATTTCGATCATGTAAACACTGGATTGTTCTATGCATGGATGGAACAGTCAAATCCTACTACCGGTAAGCCTAGAGTAAGTGTAAACAAACAGAATCACATTAAACAATTAAATGCTCAATCTAATGCGCTGGATCATATCTGGCATGTAATGAAAATTATACGCAAAGTTAAGCATGATGTAATTGATAAACTAGATAAAATGCCTAAGCCCGATGTGTGGGCAACCAATGGTGAAGGGTATGTACGTTATGCACAACCTCATCATAAACACGGCAATATTAAACTAGTATCACCAGGATGGAAGAGATGAGTCAAGTAGCAATTATGTTTGGGCGTTTCAACCCGCCACACTTTGGGCACGTAGCCGCATGGAAAGACATGGCTAAGAAATTTCCTGTCTGGTATGTAGGCACTAATCCAAACACAGAAGATAAAAAGAATCCGTTGCCCTATAACATAAAAATACAAGCAATGGAAACATTCATGCCTGAAGTTAAACAACATTTAGTTTCAGAGCAAAGCTGGGTCACATTGGCTGCATTTGTTTATAAAAAACATGGCGAAGTAACATTACACATTGTTACAGATGAGCAAGATGCTAAAATTTATGTACCTTTGTTAAAAAAGTACAATGGTTTACAAGCAACGCACGGTCATTATAAATTTAAAGATATAGTATGGCATCCAGCTGTAAGAGCTAGTAATGCTAGCGATGTACGTGCCGCAGTTGAAGCAGATAATCCGCAAGCATTTGCCAAGGCATCAGGAGTTCCTGCAAATACAGTAATTGCAGGGCATCCATACTTTGAATTAGTCAAACACTATATGTCGCCGTACTTAGAAAAGTCGGCCGCAAAAACAGTAAATACAAAAGTACCAAAGGAAAAGGTTATGAAGAAAGGACCAGCAAAAACATTAGCAGAAGCGAGACCATACGGAGACTATTTTGACGATAGCGGTATAAGTGCTCGTCCTGGCCACGATGAAGGTGAAACTGTATACGATCCGAGATATGATCGTATAGGTGCTGGAGATCCTAACAGTCAAAGACATCATCATTCTCGCAGTGATGCTAAACCAGAATTGCTTTATATGTTCAAATACGATGTACGTCCAGGCGAGGAACAGAAAGCAATTGACAATGGTTTAACACAAACTAAAAACGGTAACTGGGTCATTAAAGTTTATAATCTTAGCAAACCTAAAAGCTATCACTATAAAGTTCAATCTGCTGACAGTTGGATGCGTAGTTTAAAAAGATCTCCAGGTAAAAGAATTTGGATGACAAAAGATCCAAGATGGGATCAGATGAAGAGCCACTATGCACAAGTAGATAAACAACGTCTAGCAGAAGGGTCGATGGATGAGTTACATTCAGATTTATCTGACAAGTACAACGAACTAGCACCACGCATACAAAAACATAAAGACAAAGCAGGTGCAGAACATTTATATAAAGAATTGGAAGCAGTTGCTAAAAAACACGGCCATCATGGGTTAAGAGCATTTACTCATATGTGTAACGGTGCTAGAAATAGCGCACACATGGATTACGATACTAATCCTGGTGGTTTTGAAAATTGGTTTTGGTATTTAGGATTAGAAGATAAAGGCATAACTGAATCTAAGACTAAGAAAGCAGAAGCTCCTAAGCCACGTAATTTTGTTGCTAAGAATGCAATCAACAGCGGAGCAGGCGCACATAAAGATAAGAAAAAAGCTATGAAACAAGGCGAACAAAAACATAAAAAGTCTATGCCAATGTTTGAAGGTTCACTAGCATCTGCTTTGGACAGCATGTTCACAGATCGTTTTCATGCTAGTTTGAAAGAAGCCGTGTTACGTGCCGATACACAAAACTCAATGCCTAATGTTCGTATCCACCCAGATTTAGATAACTCAAGTCCATACAAAGCATATCGTTACGGTGTTGCTATGGCTGGTGCACCTGGTGAAGATTTTGATCCAAACGGTCCTATCGGTCAAAAAATGATTACTGTTGGATTTAGCGATGCTGATGATGCAATCGTGCAAGCGGCTGATAAAGTTATGAACTCTAAGAGTAAAGCTATTACTTCAACCGGTAGTAAAGAACTTTCAGATGTACATGCTGTTAGTCCTATTGCTAAACGTCGTCCAAACAAATACGGTGTATAATGAGACAATATAGAATCACATCGGAGCATATAAATCAAGACAGTCACGATGACTGTTATCTTGCTCCCGAAGATCCTATTCACGAACTTAAAGCTATGCAATATCTAGCAGGGTTGGGCGGTGCGGCTAGAGTGCATGAAATGAAGGCACAACAAGGTAGCAATATAAGCGTAACTGGTTCTGAAAAACGTAGAATCGAACGCAAATTAAATTTAAAACCCGGAGATCCAGAGTGGTTCCAATTATGGTTTAGTTTACCTAAATTCATGGAAGGTGAAAAGGCAGTTGGGCCGGGATACAGGGGTGTAAGAAAATGAGATTAAGAGAATTTTTTGTTAAACTAAACGAGGATACCGGAGGAGACGTTAATCCTGGCGATGACGGAAGTAGTACTGGCCCAGATACTAAAAAGTCTAGTAGTCATCGTGGTAAAGTTCACGATCATCATGCAAGTGCTATTAAAGGTATGCAAACTATTACAGATTGGCCCGGTATGTACTACAAGATGTATCGTATGGGCGTACACTTAGCAGGCAGTCCAGATAATCCGCCAGATCACGAAGGTGCGTTTAGTAATGAAATGATGTTTACAACTTATACAGAAGTAGAGCAAGAAATGTTAGATCATAGTGCTAAAGAGATGGGTGTTAAACTAAAAGCATTAAGCAGTGATAAAAGTCAAGAACCCGACGAAACAAACACCGCTAGTCCTGTAGCTAAACGTCGCCCAAATAAGTACGGAGTTTAACATGAGAGCTAACGAATTTTTAAAAGAATCCGACGGTGGAAGTGCCGGTGGAACTACTACTTCAGGAAACTTTGCTACAAACCCTGCGCCTATAGGCAATAAACCTGGAAAAAACGGCAAGGCACCTAAGCCTTTTAAGGTAAAAAGCGTTAACGCTACTACATCAAATGTTAACATTTTTGGCGCAGTGGGCGAAACACAGGCTATGCCAGTGATCAAAAGATAAATATAACAATAAAATGGAGTTCCCTAACATGGAAAGCAGACAAGAACACGATATGGAAGAATCTGGTATGGCTAGATCAGATCTTTACAAAGCCGCTAAAATGAGCACCAAATTGTTCAAATTAATCCGCGAAGGCGAAGAAATTGAACCTTGGGTTTTAACTAAAATTACTAAAGCCGCAGAAGCATTAGCTAACGTATATCAGTATGTTAACTACGAAAAGCACTTTAGAGATCAAGAAAGCGAAATTATGAATAATCCAGCACTAAGCGAAAGCAAGCGTACAGAGTTACGTAACAAACTATTTGAAGCTAAATCTAAAGTAGCAGAGTTGAAGAAACAAGCTGCCAAAGAAAAAGTTGAAAAAGAAGACAAATTAAAAGAAGCTCGTGCTGATAAGAAAGTTGGCAAAGTTGACAAGTCAGAGAAAAAACAATATTTCTCTAAGAGCACACACGGTAACAAAACTGTTGGTGCTCGTCACGTTGCTGGCGAAGGCGAAAGCGACCAAGATTTAAAAAATCGTGTAGAGCGTGATGTTAAAACTAAAGGCGGTACATTGGACAGCTGGCGTGAAGTTGCAGAAGGCAAAGCCAAATGTTGCTGTGAAGAAAAAGGCAAAACAAAATGCCCAGTACACGGTAAAATGGACGAAGCTAAAGAATTGAAAGGCGGCCAAAAGAAATTAGATAAAGATCATAACGGTAAGTTAGATAAGAAAGATTTCAAAATGCTACGTGCTGGAAAGAAAGATGCAAAATTAGACGAGCGCGACATGGGCAAGCACAACAACGGTAAGACAACTGGTTTCAAAGCAGTTGCTAAGAAAGCCGCTAAAGAATACGGTAGCAAAGAAGCCGGTGAGCGTGTAGCAGGTGCCGTTAAAGCTAAAATGGCAAAAGCTGGTAAACTAGAAGAAACTGTTAGTGCAGAAAAAGCTAAAGTACGTGAAGCTATTGCTCGTGCTAAAGCATTAAGCGAAGCTAAAGGTAAAAAACCAAAGTGGTTAGAAAAAGCTGAAGTTGAAGCTGAAGAAAAAGAAGGTAAGAAAGTTAGCAAAGCTGAAGAAAAGAAAGTAGGCATTGTTAAAGAATCTGCCGAACTAGACGCTATCAAAGCAATCACAGCTCGCGTTCTAAGAGGTTAATACTTCATGGACATGAAGCGCATTCTACAGGCGATGGATGGAATTTCTACAAAACCTGTAGAAGGCGCTAATGACATGAAAAAATTTCTTCAGGTGGTCACTGAAGGTTCAAATCCGCACAAGGTTAGCCTCCCTGTACAGATGGCAATGCAACACTATGCAAAAGAAACTCCAGTAGCTGAATCAAAGCCGGAACCTAAGCGACCAAACCTTAATTCTAAATTATATCAGTATTATCAAACTGTTGAACAAGAGATTGAAGAATCTCAGCAAGCAGAAAAAGAACTTATCAGCGAACAAGCTCGTACAATAGCACAACGTATTAGAGAAAAATCTAATATGGGAGAAATGGCTATTGCACACAATAAAGAGCGTGTTCATAATCCTACAGTACACAGTCACTTAGGTGCTAATGCACATCCATTGATGGATTTAATTGACCAAGCTACTGCTGATTTAGTTCGTATTACCGAATCAGCCAAATCATTAACAAACGAATCAAGCGATGAACACAAGTTGTTAGTGTGGCAAAACCTTGTAAAAGAATTTGGCAAGCCAGGCATATTTCAAAACCTAGCAGGCCGTGCAGAACAAATCCGACATGGCATTCAAGAATTAGCCATAGCAAAACATTCAGGTAAAGGCATTGATCCTAAACTACGTGGACAAGTAAGCCAATACCTAGACCGTGATGAGTAATATATGGAAGACTTAGTAAGAGCAGTAAAAATAGCGTTTGCAAGTGAACATAGTTTCTATGTTAAATCTCACGCCTTTCATTGGAACGTTGAAGGATCTAACTTTCCTCAACTGCATACATTATTTGAAACAATTTATAGCGAAGTATATGAAAGTATAGATCCATTTGCAGAAAATATTCGTAAATTAAATGCCTATGCTCTTGGCAGTTACAGTGCATTTTTAAAATATTCAGTAATTCAAGAAGAAAATAATATACTTGATGCTAACAGTATGCTAGCATCTTTATTAGGCGACAGTGAAAAAATAAGTAAACTTTTAAAAGGTGTATTCGATTTAGCAGAACAATACGGAGAGCATGGGCTAAGTAATTTTATTGCAGACCGTCAAGATGCACATCGTAAGCATAGTTGGATGTTACGCAGTACACTTAAACAGATGCAATAGTTGGAGATAACATGGATTTAAGAAACCTTATAGCAAAACTAGACAAGATTGATCAAAAACAATTATTGCAAGAAGCTACAAATATTTTATCTGAAACTCGTTTACACATGAAAGACATCATGGCTGTTGCAGACATGCCAGAAGATCAACGTAAGCAAAAATTAGCCCAGATGGCTTCTCAATATGGTAAAGAAGGTTTATTCGATCCCGTTAATGGTTATTTTGTAGATACCAAAGGTCAGTATGCTACTATCGGTGCCTACAAGGCAGAAATTGATCAATTAGATAGAGAAAATTTAATCCCACCTAAGGGTTTAGATAAAGTTAGTCACTTCTTTGGCATGATGGGCAAAGACCGCGGTGAAGTAGAAAAGACTCAAGAATATGCAGGCAGTATTGAAAAGAAAGTTTCACGTGCTAGCGATTTAATGAAACAAGCATTGAAGAAATCAGTAGCGGCGCCTTCAGGAGCTCCTTCCCCATCGAACGCAACTGTTGATACAACTAGAGGTCCTAAAGATTTAGGTAAATCAGGAACTGCCAACGAAAGTATCTTTTATCGTACAGGTATTGCACAAGCACTTACAGAAAGTTTTGGTTACGAATTTAAAAATCTTTTAGAAAGTATTACTCGTGACGAACATAAAGAATTGAAAAAAATCATGGATGAATTAAAAGATATCCATGGTGATGAAGATGTTGCAGAAGTAAGAAAAGATTACGAATATTATAATAAAAAACGTGACGAGTTAATTGAAAGAATCAAAGAATTAATCACAATTATTAAAACTAAAAAAGGCAACAAACAAGTTACTAAGGAATCTATTTACGAATCTAAAAACTTTTTAGTTGAAAATGTTACAAAGAATCGTGTAGTATTGAATGAGTCAAGAGTTTATATTAAAGAAGATAAACTATTCTGTGTTGATCCAGCAAAACAAAGTGTATTAGAATTTACACTACGTTACGATGAAGACGACAATTTAGTAGAATATGTAGCAGAAGAAACTACATTTAAATCAGCTGTAGATACATCGTTGGACACAGGTCGAGGTGCAATAACTGGTTTAACTTTTGGTTGGAGTGATAACGCTTACGCATGGTTACTATCCAAATATAAAGGCACTCCATACGGTGCTGAATTAGAAAAACAATTAAAAGCCACAGAAGCCGCACGTGAACGTAGTCCTATCATGTTTAACGTAGGCAAGTATGGCAGTGCTTTCTTATTGCCTGGTGGACTAGCAGTAGCTGGTGCTCAGATTGCTGGACAAATCGGTAGCGGTATGATTAAACCTGAAATGGATGCCGATGCTATCAATGCGGCTAAGAAAGATCATCCGGATGCATTTAAAAACAAAACTGATGCTAAAGATGATTCAAAAAATAAGGGCACAGACAACAAACCAGATAACAGTATAGGACCATTTGACCCTAAAGTAAAAGTTCTTCAACAACAGTTGATGGCCGCAGGGTTTGATGTTGGTATACACAAAGACGATGGCCGTATGGGTCCAGATACTCGTGCCGCTATTGCAAAAGCCAAAGCCGCTGGTAAATTGCCAGCAGATGCTGAAAAGATTACTACTCCAGCAAATAAAGATACGTCTAATACTGGAATGGCCGCTTTAGTTACAGCACTACAAGGCGCAGGATTTAAAGACACTACACCACAAAACGCTATACAAAATCTACAAGCATATAAGAAAAAAATTGGTGCACCATCTGATATCGATGCATTGGGCAAATTAATGGGCGTTGCTCCAAAAGAACCAGAAGCCGAAGTCAAAAAAGAAAGTATCACATTCTCTAGTATGACTGAAAATGAACGTATGGCATACTTGCGTAATCGTTTAGCACAGTTAGAAGATACTCAATTAGACGAAGGATTTAATCCATTTGCACCATTACTAAAACTTATGGGATTAGGTGAAGAAGCTTTCTTATTAAAGGTTGCCAGTTCACTTGGACAAGCTGAATTAAAAGCAGTTACATTAGGCGGAAAACAATGGACTAAGGTAGCAGACGGTCTATGGCAAGATGCCGCTGGTGTAACTAAAGCAGAATCAGAAATTGTTGCTGGTATTAAACAAGAAATTAAAGCAGATGGCGGAGTTAAATTTGGTGCTGAAAATGGTAAACCTGTGCAACCAGGTGCAACTCCTGCTCCAAATGCCGCTCCAGGTGCAAACGCGGCCGCTAATGCTGAAGCAAAAGCAAATACATCTATTACTGATAACCAAGGAACTACTTGGGTTAAACGTGGTGGCGGTTATTGGGAAGCAGTTGCTGGTAAAAATAAAGGTATGAAAGTAGGCAAGGTTAAACAACCGGGTCTATTTGCAAGTTTAGAAAAAGAAGCTGGCGCAGAAGTTCAAGTAGGTGCAAACGCATCAGCTAATGCTACTGCAACTGCCGCAGTACAACAAGTTAAACAAGCCGCTCCTGCTGTTGCATCAAGATTTCAAAGAATGATTTTGAATCCAGCAAGTCGTGTGGCACGTTTTGCGTGGAATAATAAATTACTTTCTGTATTAGTCGGTTTAGGTATTGCTAGTTATTTGTTTGGTGACGATGGTAATGTTGAAACAAATAATAACAATAATAACAATAACAATCAAAATGTAGTTCATCCAAATGTAAGTAACAAACCAGATGAAAGCGATACTACTCAAGAAGAAAATGAATTACGCAATTTGTTACAGCAATTACGTGATGGTTGGCCGGATGATGCAGATGCTATGATACAAGCCGCTGAAGCAGTAGTTCCAGGCATTGGCGGCGGTACTGGTAATAAACCAGACTCCGACCCATATGGTAGAGATTTTATTAAAATGAATAAAGACATATCAAATGGTAAGCTGGATACAGAAGTTGGTATTCCAGGCACTCGGCTACAACCAAAACCTTAATTAACAATGGCAGATCAATTCTGCCATTTTATTTGATTTATAATACTAATTACTTTACAATAGGCTATAAAGGAGATTTACATGTCAGGACGTATTTACGGTGCAGAAGAGAAGGCTAAACTAGAACGACTAATTAATGAAGGCTCAACAGTTTTAAGAGAAGTTGAGGATTTGAACGAAGGTTTAAAAGAAACTGTTAAAGCAGTTGCAGAAGAATTAAATATCAAACCAAGCGTTATCAACCGTGCAATTAAAATTGCACACAAAGGTGACTGGTCAGCTCATAACGAAGATTGGGCAGAAATCGAAGCTATTTTAGATATTACTAAAAAGATTTAATAAGTATTAAAGAGAAAGGTCAGCGGGCCATAAACCGCACAGAAAGGTATTTGTCAGCCTCAAGTGACAAAGGAGAAAAAATTTATGTCTTATGTAGACGCATGGTTCGACCGTGAGAATGATATCATTAAAATCGTCGAACGCAATAAAGCAGGTCAACGTGAGTTCCGTGATATACCGGTACGTCACACATTCTATTACAAAGATCCCAGAGGAAAATATCAATCCATTTATGGCGATCCACTAAGCAAGGTCACTTGCAAAAGCACTAAAGAATTACACAAAGAATTAAAAATTCACAGTAACAAGGAATTGTTCGAAAGTGATATTAATCCTATCTTTGTCACGTTAAGTGAAAACTATATTAACGCTGACGCTCCAAAACTAAATGTAGCATTTTTCGATATTGAGGTAGACTTTGATCCAGAGCGTGGTTATGCAAGTCCAGACGATGCATTCATGCCAATTACTGCGATTGCTGTCTACCTACAATGGTTACAAACTATGGTATGTTTGGCTATTCCTCCTAAAGGTCTCAAGATGGAAGATGCCAAAGAAATGGTTAAAGAATTTCCTAACACATATTTGTTTGATAACGAAGCAGACTTATTAGACATGTTTTTAGATCTAATTAAAGATGCAGACATCATCAGCGGTTGGAACAGTGAAGGATTTGATATTCCGTATACAACCAATCGTGTTATCAAAGTATTGAGTAAAGAAGATACTAGACGATTCTGTTTGTTTGATCAATTGCCTAAACGCCGTGAGTATGAAAAATTTGGTCGCACTAGTACAACATACGATTACATTGGTCGTGTACATTTAGACTATCTTGAATTGTATCGCAAATACACCTATGAAGAACGACACACATATCGTTTAGATGCTATTGCAGAATATGAATTAGGTGAACGTAAAACACAATACGAAGGTACGCTGGATCAGCTATACAATAATGATTTTAAAACATTCGTTGAATACAACATCAACGACTGTATGCTACTTGAAAAGTTAGATAAAAAATTAAAATTCATTGACCTTGCCAACACACTGGCTCATGAAAATACGGTACTGCTACAAACCACAATGGGTGCTGTAGCTGTAACCGAACAAGCTATTATTAACGAAGCACATCGCAGAAACATGCAAGTGCCTAATCGTGTTAAAATGGACGACCGTGAAAATAGTGCGGCCGCAGGTGCGTATGTGGCTGTGCCTAAAGAAGGTATACACGATTGGGTTGGATCATTAGACATTAACAGTCTTTATCCAAGTGCTATTCGTGCATTAAACATGGGCCCAGAAACTATTATCGGTCAATTACGTCAAACAATGACAGAAGAGTTTATTGAAAACAAAATGGCAAAAGGTACTAGCTTTGCTGGTTCTTGGGAAGGTGTGTTTGGTAGTTTAGAATATACCGTAGTAATGAATCAAGAAATTGGCACTGACATTACCATTGACTGGGAGAACGGCGAAAGCGATGTTATTAGTGCCGCCGAAGTATATAAGTTGATTTTTGACAGTCATCAGCCTTGGATGTTAAGTGCTAATGGAACTATCTTTACGTATGAACGTGAAGGTATTATTCCTGGATTACTAAAACGTTGGTACGCTGAACGTAAAGAGATGCAGGCTAAACTTAAAGATTGTATCAAGACTGGAAATAAAGTCGAAGAAGAATATTGGGATAAACGACAACTTGTTAAGAAAATTAACTTGAACAGTTTATATGGTGCTATTCTTAACAGCGGATGTCGCTTCTTTGATAAACGTATCGGTCAATCAACTACACTAACTGGTCGCCAAATTGTTCGACATATGGCTGGAAAAGTTAACGAGATTATCACCGGTGAATATGACTACAGAGGTAAAGCTGTAATTTATGGCGATACCGATTCATGTTATTTCTCTGCATTTAAGACATTACAAAAAGATATCGATAACGGCAATATTGAATGGACTAAAGAAAACGTTATTGCCTTATATGACAATATCGGAGATGAAGTTAATACTACATTTCCACAGTTTATGTTGGATTCATTCCACTGTCCAAAGACTCGCGGTGAAGTTATTAAAGCTGGTCGAGAAATTGTTGGATCTAAGAGTTTGTTCATTACTAAGAAACGTTATGCAGTTCTTTACTATGATAAAGAAGGCAAGCGTACAGACGTAGATGGTAAACCTGGTAAGATTAAAGCTATGGGCTTGGATCTTAAACGCAGTGATACACCAGAATTTATTCAGAACTTTCTAAGCGATGTTTTG